AAAAATTTGCTTTAAAAAATGAGTTTGATACGACTTTTTCTTATACTCCGGATCTACCATACTTACGTACTGAATTTTAGTATCTTCAATTTCAAGAAACTGATGAAAATTCTGCTCTGTCATATTGTTTGGGAGAGTATCATAAGTTACAATCATCTCCACAGGATAATGACTCTTTACACAACGATATAACTCATCTAGAGGATAATATGGATCATCTTTATTGGAGTATGTTTCCATCACAACATTCTTCCCAGTTGTCAAATCAATCACACTAATTCCAATACATACACTGTTTGACGCTGTTGTAAAAGACTTATACTCTTCTATATAAACCGACATAAGATTGTTATGAATTCGAGTAGTCTCAATCATTGTTCCGGGACTATACGTTCCAGTGACCTCTCTTTTGGGATCAGGAGCCGGTGTTACTTGTTCGATGACACGGACATTATAAAGGTTTTTATTGACTAACATATCTAAATACTTGTCTTTACACCGGATAGGAAAACCGATCATATAGGGATTTCCATGTCCCAACTCTTTCTTTTTGTCTTTACGTGTAATCTGGAAATTACATATTTCAGATATTGTTTTTAATGATGTCATTGTGTATTGTAACTCTGGACAGTCTTCTGCATACAGTTCAAAGAAATCTCCAACTTGCATAAATAAAGCAGACTGTTCACCATACTCTTCTATTAATTCTTTTAAAAATTTGTAATAATCGTCATAGATAAGGCTTTTGACGGGCATTGTATAAAAATATCAAACTGTTTCTTTAAGTGGGTATTTATAATTATATAGTAATCTGTGTTTTTATCCATTTATATGTTTTCGTTATTCCTACTTCAAGTGGTAATGAAGGAGACCACCCTAACGTTTCCTTTATTAGATTATTGTCTGAGTTACGTCCTCTTACACCTTGAGGTCCATCAATATGTTTAACACTATTTTTTTTTGAATCAACTGCAAGTATTATTTCCATTAGATGATTGATTGTTACCATCTCATCTGAACCTATATTTATAGGGCCCGAAAATTGGGAATTTACAAGTCGTATAATACCTTCAATACATTCATCTATATACAGAAACGATCTAGTTTGTTTCCCATCGCCAAACATCTCAATAAATTCATTATCTTTGGCCATAATCACTTTTCTACATAAAGCAGCAGGTGCTTTTTCTCTGCCACCACACCATGTCCCAAGTGGACCAAAAATATTATGAAAACGTGCAATTCTAACTTGGATGTTTGTATTTTTCTGTAATGTTAGATATAATCTTTCGCTGAATAACTTTTCCCATCCATATTCCGAATCAGGGTGAGCTGGATATACCGAAGATTCTTTGCAGTTTGGATTTTCCGGGTCTAGCTGATTGTATCTTGGATAAACACATGCCGATGAGGAATAAAATATAGTTTTTACATTTCTATGCCGGCACACATCACATACATTTAGGTTTATAACTGCGGAATTATGCATAATATCAATATCATTTTCCCCTGTAAATATAAATTCAGCTCCTCCCATATCGGCGGCAAGCTGATATACTTCATCAATAGTATTATCAATTACTGATTCAACATTACTATATTTTCGAAGATCACATACTATAAACTTATCTGCAGTACTCTCTTCGAATTCATGTTCCTTGATATCAGCCCCGCACACCCAATATCCATTATTTTTTAGCCTCTTTACAAGATGACCTCCAATAAAACCACCAGCACCTAAAACTACTGCTTTTTTCATTTGTCTATTATAAAAATAGATCTTTATATCATTTCACTATATATTCAAACAAATTACCAGATAGAATTCCGCAATGATTATAAGAAATTCTCTATAAGCAATTTCATCAGTGTAACGAATAGATTGTAAGATATTTAAGACAATTTTTTATGTGCATATATTATACAAAATAGATGTCATCACATACAACTGATGAGGCGATTAAATCTATGAATAAGATCACCAACATCCCTCAATATACCACAAAATCGAGTGATGGTGATACTATTAATAATAAACTAACTATTGAAGTAACAGATCATTTTACAAGTGACAGCGATGCTCCTGTGGGTTCAAAAGCGGAACTTGTAATAAGTAGTGCTAACACAATTAAGATTGATGCTTACGATACAGGGGCTTCTGCAATCGCAATCCGTAGTGCTGGAGAACTAAAAATGGATTCCTCAGGTAACATAAATATAGGTACAGACTCTTCGGGTTCTACAATTACTATAGGACATTCATCAGGGGGAACTGTATTTATTCAGGGGCAAACCTATTTTGATACTGTTGTTACCAATGAAAAACTACAAATTACGGATCCACTCATAATGATAAGTGCGAACTCGACTGCATCAGACAAGGATATTGGTATTTACGGTCAATACAAGCCAGGAGATGATATTACATATACCGGACTCTTTAGAGATGCTAGCGGAGGTGTATGGAAATTTTTTGATGATACAACAACAGATCCCAGTGGAAATAACAAAGTTCCTGTTTATGGATTAGCTAGTTTAAATGTTAAAAATCTAGATCTTTCAGGAAATTTAGATGTAAGCGGAACTACTGCTCTCGGTGGAGACTTGACGATTACTAACTCAAAAATAACAATGACAGGTAATGATGATGCCTCTCTTACTACGACTTCGGGAACTCTTACTTTGACTGGTGCGGCGGCTTCCACGTGGTCGACATCAGCTGGAGCATTATCTATTAGTGGAAAAACAGGATTGAATCTTCAAGAAGACGGAGCCAATGTTATAGCAATTGATACGAACCGAGATGTCTTATTTTCTCAGACAGGAGGCTCCACTTCAGATCCAGATGTGGAATTTGATGGTTATACGCGATTTGATGGAGTGACCGAATTTGCAAACAATGTTTTAATCAATGGAAATAAAAACTTAGATATTTCAGGAAATTTGGATGTCAGTGGTACAACAACGTTTCGAGGAATTGTATACACTTGGCCAGGTGATAATGGGACATCGGGACAAGTCTTACGTACAGATGGTGATGGTACTCTTACTTGGGTTACAGACCCGAATCCCGCTATTGGAGGAAGCGATACTCAAATACAATATAACGATGGAGGATCGTTTGGAGGAATGTCAAATTTCACTTATAATGACAGTACAAGCAATATCTTATTTAGCGGTGGAAAACGATTTGATATTTCCGGAAATTTAGATGTCAGCGGAACAACTATGCTACACGATGACCTTACAGTGGACGGAGGAACAATTACATTAACTGGCGATTCGGCATCTAGTCTTACTACTTCTTCAGGGGCTTTAACTTTGACTAGTGCTGCCGCAGCTACATGGAAAACAAATGCAGGAACTTTAACAATAGATGGAACTGCAGGAGTAAATATTCAAGAAGGGGGACTAAACACAATAGCAGTGGATGACAGTCGGAATATTGACATCTCAGGGACAGCATTAAATATTGATGGTACTGGTGCAATTACAATTAATTCTAGTGCTGGAGTGATCAATATTGGGGACGATGCAGTTGCACAAAATATGAATATTGGAACTGGTGCTGCGGCGAGAACCATTACTATCGGAAACACAACAGGAGCTTCTGCTACCAACCTAGATGCTGGAACAGGAGGAATAACACTAACTTCTACGGGAACCGGTGATATTACCATCAATTCGGACGATACTTTACTGTTGGATGCAGACGGTGTCTTAGAACTGAACTCCAGTGCTGGAGCAATTAGTATTGGAAATGATGCAGTTGCACAAAACATGAATATTGGAACAGGTGCTGCAGCAAGAACCATCACAATTGGGAACACTTCAGGAGCCACAGCAGTCAATATTAATGCTGGAACAGGAAGTATTGCATTAGCTTCAACTGGAACTGGAGATATTACAATTAACTCAGATGATACTTTACTATTAGATGCAGATGGCGTTTTAGAACTAAATTCAAGTGCAGGTGCAATCAGTATTGGTAATGATGCCGATGCCCAAGCAATTAATATTGGAACGGGTGCAGCAGCAAGAACACTAACTATTGGGAATTTTACTTCTACTACTGGTGTTATTGTAAATTCAGGATCAGGAGGAATTACGTTAGAAGCTTCTGGAAATATTGCACTGGATGCCTCTGGAGACATCATCCTCGATGCTGGGGATGCAAACATTAACTTTAAAGACGATGGAACTCAATTCTTAAGTTTCACAAACAATAGCGGAGACTGTGAGATAACCAACGGTGTAGCTGATAAAGACATTATTTTTAAGGACACTGGAGGAAATGAGATATTTAGAATCGATGGAACAGCAGAGACTTTATTGATGGCTACAAACAAACGCATTGAATTTTCTGATGAAAACGAATACATATACAGTGATGGAACAGACCTTCATATTGGAGTTGGAGCAAATGGAGATATTAATATTCCAGCCAATGTCGGTATCACTTTTGGAAACGATGGAGAAAAGATTGAAGGCGATGGAACAGATCTAATAATCACAGGAAATAACATTAATCTAACAGCAACAGCCGATGTGGTGGTTCCAGCCAATGTAGGTATTACTTTTGGAACTGGCGAAAAGATTGAAGGAGACGATACCGATTTAACTATCACTTCAGGAGCAGATATTAATTTAACAGCAACTGGAGATGTAAACATACCAGTCAATGTAGGAATTACTTTTGGCGACGATGGAGAAAAGATTGAGGGAGATGGAACTGATCTAACAATTACATCAAGTGGTATTTTACATTTGGATGCAACAGGAAATATGAATATAAATTCATCAGGTGGGGTCATTAATGTAGGTGACGATGCAATAGCCCAAAATATCAACATTGGTACAGGAGCCTCGGCAAGAACAATTACAATTGGTAATCATACAACAACAACTGGTATCGCAATAGATTCTGGATCTGGAGGAATTACTTTGGACGCTTCAGGCATAATTACTCTTGACACTTCAGGTGGCTTAACAATCTTATCCACCCTAGATGCTACAGACTCTATTTATTTACATGCGAATGCCGGAACCAGTGAAACAATAAGAATCCATGCTGATCAGGGAACAAGTGAAAGTTCGATTCAGTTACTTTCCGATGCAGGTGGAATTGATATTGACTGTGCTGGAGGATCAGGAACATTAGCTTTAGACACTGCAGGTGGAGCAATTAATATTGGAGCTAATACGGCTGCTGGAAATATTAATATAGGAACAAACGCAACTGCAAGAACAGTAACTATAGGGAACACAACAGGAGCTTCTGCTACCAACCTAGATGCTGGAACAGGAGGAATAATACTAACTTCGACAAGTACCGGAGATATTACAATCAACTCGGCTGATACTTTACTGTTGGATGCAGACGGTATCTTAGAATTAAATTCAAGTGCTGGAATCATCAGTATTGGAAATGATGCAGTAGCACAAGATATGAATATTGGAACTGGTGCTGCAGCAAGAACCATCACAATTGGTAATGTAACAGATGCAACTCAAGTCAAAATAAATGCTGGTACCGGCGGTATAGATTTAGCTTCTACAGGAACAGGTGACATAACTATCGATTCCGATGATACGGTACTCATTGATGCTGATGGGGTGCTAGAACTCAATTCCAGTGCCGGAGCAATTAGTATTGGGAATGATGCCGATGCCCAAGCAATCAATGTAGGAACAGGGGTAGCAGCCCGAACCATCACCATTGGTAATGCAACGGGAGCAACAGCAATTAACCTAGATTCAGGAACTGGAGATATTACATTAAACTCAGCAGATGATATTATTATAGATGCAGACGGAGGAAATATTACGTTTAAGGACAACGGAACTGAGGAACTTGATTTTATTAACAGTTCGGGAGATTGGACAATAAAAAACTTAACACAGGATAAAGATATCATCTTTAATGTAAATGATGGTGGTGCAGACACGGAAGTAATAAGAATTGACGGAGCATCCGGATATGTGGGCATTGGTACTTCAACCCCCAATCACATTCTGGAAGTAAGTGGCTCTATCGTCTCCTACATAGTAAATTTAACAAACTCAAACTCATCTAACGATGCAGATGGAATTCGTCTCAAATACCCTAATTTGACAGTAAATCATGCAACAGGAGCAAGATATATGAGGGTCCAGAATGGTGCTGGTACCGGATTATGGACAGTACATGCTGATGGTTCTGGAGGAGCCTCTGATTCTGCAAGTTTTACGGGATCACATGATACCATTTGCAAATACGATAAACGGCTTGTCCCAGGAATGATTGTATGCAGTACCGGTGAAGTATGGCTTAAACCCTCGCATATTACTTTTCAAATAGGACTACCCAAAACAAGATTGGCAGAAACACGTGCATCAAAAGCGGTATTTGGAGTTGTGGCTGGAACCGTTGTCCAATATGATTCATCAGGAAATGTCACAACCAGCGAAGAAGAACTTGAATATCTCGTAAATAATTTTATTATCAAACCGGCATTTCCAGGATATGGTGTAACTGCTGGAATAGACCCCGATCATAAACATATAGCAGTAAATTCATTAGGTGAAGGAGTAATTTGGGTAACAAATTCCCAAGGAACCATAGAAAATGGTGATTATATAGTTTCATCTATAATTAAAGGATACGGGTGTAAACAAGAGAATGATATAATGAGAAATTGTACAGTAGCAAAATGTACTGAAAAGATTAACTGGGATGCAATAAAAGATACAATTACAGTGGGAAACAAAACCTTTAAGAAATACTGTACAATGTGTACCTATCACTGTGGATAATCATCCACTGTGGATAATTATGAAATAAAATATTAATGAATAATATATGGCTGAAAACGTAATCCAAGCAAATCGAGGGACAGTTGACATTCAGAATCCTCAACACACATCGTTTGCTACTAGACAAGATACCCATATTAATTTCGCCTTTGAGGAATTCGAGATTACTGCAGATAACACACCAACATTAGGGGCAAAAAGCAAATATATTATTGATAAAAAGACCGAAAACCATCTCTTAACCAATCTGAAACTACAAATCACCCTGGCCGAAATCACAATTACATCAAACCCATCAATTACAGGAGCCACATGGTTAAATTGGGTAAATTCAATTGGTCATGCAGCAATTAAAAATATAACAATATCTTCAGGGACAAACGATCTCGAAACTCATACAGGAGAATTTCTAGAAATCTGGAATGAACTTAATATTGATCCAGACAGTACCTACAATACACATATAGGTAAATACAAAACAAACCCTCCTACAGGGGAAACAACTATCCCACAAAAGAAAATGACAGTACAGTTACAATATTGGTTTTGCAGAGGGGCATCCGGACGTGATGGTATCGATGGTACTAAACTTGCCCTTCCTATAGGCTATCTTAATAATAATATGGAAATCACAGTAAACTTTCAGAATGAATATAATTTAGTTTATACAGATGGAACGATCGATTCTAGCCTTACATCAACTGAAATTAAGATAGATGATTGTAAATTAATAGTTGAATACGCACTACTAGATACATTAAAAACCCACGAAAATAACGAAATCATTACACTTTCACAAAACTTCTATAGAGATTACAAACAACAAATCACTATTAATCAAAGTGTTGCTTTTAATGGAACAGCAACTGCTAGTGGAACTAAAAATGTAAATTGGAAGAGTTTTACAAGTTCTGTGATCGAAATGATATGGTATATCCAAAAAGAAAAAACCGATGCAAGTACACTTCAAGAAAGATTCAACTTTCGATTTTCTGGAGGAAATATATTAAGCAACTGTTCGTTTGAAATCAATAATGATTCTATATCAAAAGATTTACCTGCTGAATATTTCTGTAAAGTAATGCCTTTAACAGCCAAACATCAGGTACCACGAAAAAAAGTTCATATTTATCCATTTGCGATTTTACCGTCTAAATTCTCTAATCCAACAGGATTCTTTAATTGCACTTATACTTCTCAGTCCAAACTAAAACTTACGTTTTCCACATTTACTGGTGCTTATGAAGGAGAATTATACGCTTTAACTAGAAAAATAATATACATATCAGGAGGAACATTTATTATTCAAGACATTATATGAGACAATATTTTCTTTTTTTTTCTGTAAGTATTATATAATAAAATGGGAGGTGGCTACATGCAACTAGTCTCTTATGGAGCACAAGATGTTTATCTTACAGGGAATCCACAAATAACATTTTTTAAGATTGTTTACCGTAGACATACAAACTTTGCTGTTGAAGCTATTAAGAACGTATTTAATGAGACTCCAGCACTGGGCAGTACCTACACTTCAAAAATCTCAAGAAATGGTGACTTAGTTTATCGGATGTACGTACAAACCGACATTACAATCAGTGACGGATCTGGAAATGGTGGCTGGCCTGGGGAATCAATGTTGGAAGAGGTCAGCCTTGAGATTGGGGGGCAGTTAATCGACAAACATTACTCTGACTGGCTTCATATTTGGAATCAATTGACCTTAACTGATACAAAGAAACGTTTATACAACAAGATGATCGGGCATGCTGCATGTGTAGTTGACGGAACAGATGTATACGGAAATACAGACAATACTTCCCCAAGCAGTTATACAGTGAATGTTCCATTGCAATTCTGGTTCTGTAGAAATCCGGGATTAGCATTACCTATCATTGCACTTCAGTATCATGAGGTAAAAGTAAAAGTAAAATTTGTAGCAGCGATGACTACGGATGGTAATTCAAGCGTTGATTCCATTGCAAATACCGATCTTTATGTAGATTATGTATTTTTAGATTCAGATGAAAGAAAACGATTCTCGCAGGTATCTCACGAATATTTGATTGAACAACTTCAGTTTACAGGGACAGAGACAATCGATGCAGGAGATACAACGAAAACAGTAAAACTAAATTATAACCATCCTGTAAAAGAGCTCTTCTGGGTCATCCACCAACCCAGAACAGCTAAAGATAGAACAGATATCAATAATCTTAAGAATAGACAAACATTTGGAATGTATACCGACGTTTCAGGTGCGGCACTATATGATGGGGGTACAGTTGATTATGATACATTTATTCGCAAAGGGGAAATGCTTGATGCTTCGGGGGGAACAATTTTCCAAGGAGGAGCAGCTGCGGCAGATACTGGTTTAACAAGTACCTGTGAAGAGATTACGTATCATCCGGCAAAATGGCCAACCGAAGCAAAAGCACCATTAAAAGAAGCTCAAATCTTGTTGAACGGTCACCCAAGATTATCTGTTCGTCCAGGGTTATATTTCTCACAAACTCAAGTATTTGAAGCTCACAGCGGATGCCCTCATTCAGGAATCTATGTGTATTCGTTTGCCTTGAAACCGGAAGAACATCAACCTTCGGGAACATGTAACTTTTCCCGTTTAGATTTAGCTCAATTGAAACTTACAATAAAGGGAAGCAATGAAGGCCTTGATACAAATGTCGCAAGGACAGTAAGGGTTTACGCATTAAACTATAATATCTTAAGAATTACTAGTGGAATGGGCGGAGTGTCGTATAATAATTAATTTCATCATTATACACTAATTAATTTTGTAGCGTTTTTTTTTCTTACTATAATATATAAACAATGGGAGGAGGTTTAATGCAGTTAGTAGCTTACGGGGCTCAAGATATTTATCTTACAGGTAATCCTCAGATTACATTTTTCAAAGTGGTCTACCGTAGACACACCAATTTTGCTATGGAAGCCATCCAACAGACATTCAATGGTACAACCGGTTTCGGGAACAAAGTATCTTCAACTATCTCAAGAAATGGAGATTTGGTCGGCCGAATGTATTTAGAACACAAATTACAATTAAACACAGCTAATCATGCTTCAGCAGAAAAACATTATGGTCACGCCTTAATGAAAACATGTGAATTAGAAATTGGTGGACAGA